TAATCGCGCGGCCAGTGATCTTGATTTGCCATTTCAAACAACTCACTTATTTCATAAGCCTTTTGACCACACATCGGGCAAAAGTAAACGTTGTCTACATTGTCCCAGCATTCTGGATCAGAAACAATATCTTCTTTACATTTCGTGCAATGAAGATCAAGATTTTTGAATACGTAATTTTTCATTATAAACCTACAGTTCCTTGACATGCGCCTGTACCACGTGTGTAACGACTTACAGTTTGTGTCCATACAGTATAGCGAGATTTTTCAATTGGAAAAGTCGTTGTACCTTTTTTAGGTTTACGATATGCGCATAATGTAATCTTTACACCGTCTATAGTTGTTACTTCATCTTTGTTTTTCTTATTCATTCTCTATCCTTTTCCATTTGATAGAATAATTATAACATATAGACGAATTAATGTACACCGTTTTTAACGGACTTCAGGTGCCCTCAAGAGCATATATGCTGGTATACCCCTTCTAAAGCATATTTGATGCATTCTGGTGCATTTGGATCACATAAGTTGTTGATTTATAAGGGCTGAATTAGGCTAAAAATGGCTAAAAATGTTACTATACCAATTTCTGGAGCACCGAGTAGGATTCGAACCTACGGTTTTGCGGTTTTGCAGGCCGTTGAACGAATGGCGCAAAAACTTTGGTGCGAGAGACGGGACTCGAACCCGTATGCCCATTACAGGCGGTGGGTTTTAAGCCCACTGTGTATACCATTCCACCACTCTCGCATTATTTTCTAGTATTTTTACCTCTATACGTATCTGTTTGCGCATGACAATTTGGGCATAAACATCTGATTCTTAGTGGGCCTCCCGTGAGTCGAACACGGCACCAATGGATTATGAGTCCACTGCTCTAACCAACATGAGCTAGAGGCCCAGAACTTTAATCGGCTTTACTAAAATTGCCGTTCTTAAACCCTATAGTGCCGCCTTCTGCTTCAATTCGTTTGATAACATCTTCAAACAAGATTGGAGTAAAATCGGTTTGTTCTACGCAAACACAATGATAACGAACATCAATTTCATCACTGTACAAAACTTCTCCAGTTTTAGCATCAACACCACGAGCTTTACGCACACGATTTGCATGTAAGTGGCCATGAATGTTAGTGCCAAAACGACCCATTGAATCCGAGTGTAATGGAATATGACTAAGGATCATACCATTCATAACGTGATAAGCTCTAATCTCTCTAAAGTACAAGCGATATTCGTCATCTTTAAAGATATCGTGGTTACCACGAATTAAAACTTTGTCGCCGTTTAATCTTGGCATAATCTTTAAGGCTTTACGATTAATAACAACGTCACCTAAATGATACACTTTGTCAGTAGGCTTTACCCGCTCGTTCCAACGCTTAACCATTTCTTCATCCATCTCATCAGCGTTATCCCAAGGCCTTAACTTTGTGACACCATCATTACGCGTGAAGCGACATACGCCAGTGTGACCGAAATGCGTATCGCTAACTAAAAATACACTAGGCATATATTGCTCCTTTCATTGATTAATATAGCTATTATACTATATAGACGATTTATTGTACACCGTTATTTAATTTTCTTCGATGAATCTGCTTCATCTTTATCTTCGCGAATTTCTACTAGACGCGGAAGAAAGAGAGATTCTTCACCCTGTTTATTTTTAATTCTAGCATTATACAATACAGTTGCTATCTTTCCGATTACATTAAAGTTGGTACGCTCTTCGTCTGTTAAACCAGAACCAACATCAACTTTAACAACGCCGTCTTCACTTTCGCATATGTACGCTCCAACCATCCCTGTGTATTTTCCAGTTCCTGGTTGAATATCAATAATACGAAGATCACAATCTAATTCGGCTTTGAATTTTATTTGAGTCTTAACACGCTTATCTTCCCAGACTCCACTGCCGTCTTTAAGAATAATACCTTCATGGCCAAGAGACAAATAATTCTGGAAAATGCCCTGTGCTTCTTCGATGTTCTGAACAATTTCACTTGACACAATCCATATCTTTTTATCTTGAGGTTTTTGTTTACTTACAATTGCTTCAAGACTAGAAAATCGTTTTGAATATGGAGTTACACAACGCCCACTGATAAATTCTTCATAGGGAATTAGATCCCAAAGTGATGCATGAACCATTGATGCTTCTTTGGCTGATATAGTACCTTTGTTTGCTTTGTTAAGAATGCCATTACCTGATTGCCGATCGAGAAATTGGTAATCAAATTCGTCCATTACTAAAAGTTCACCATCAAACACACAATCGATCTTGCCAGCCAAGGCAGCAAATTCTTTTTCAAGATTACCAAGCAATAGAATCTCTTTGCCATTACGACTACGAAATTCTACTTTGCCGGCGCGAACAATTGCATTGAAACGCATGCCGTCCATTTTCATTTGAGCATACGCTGGGAATTTCATCTTGCTGATAAGCTTCTCATCGAACGGAGTGCATAACATACATGGGTATGTATGTATAAGCTTTGGCCAGATTTTATTAGCAGTAGAGTCTGAAGCACCACACTTAAGATCTTTGCCAATGATGCGTTCAATCACTTGAGCATCATGTTCAACAAGTGAACTCAAGAGTTTTGTAAGATGTTCGATCGCAGCATTACCCGTAACTTGCCGTGTAGATAACATAGCCAAACTATCAAGCACTGCGTCAAGCGAGTCTGCTTGATTTGCCTGTGCTGGTGTATATGCTGGAATTTTACGCTGGTAAAATTGAGTGAATGGATCATAGGCAAGAAAGTAAACACGCTTCAAAAGAGCGTTATTTTTTTCACGCAAGATAATCGCTTCCTTCTCAAGGCGAGAGGAAGTTGCTTCTAGTTCTTTCAAGATATTAAGAATCATATGTATATAAACCTCATTAAGATAGTTTATTATAAACCATCTACGAATTATTGTACACCGTTATTTTATAGTGGTATACTTTTTTATGACTTCTTTTGCTTCTTCGAAGCCTGTTTGCTCAAGAATCATATTTTCAAGAGCAATATCAACTTCTTCAAGAAGCCATTCGACGTACTCAATCTCGCTGTCTGGTAATTCTGCCAGCCAGCTTGCGAGGAGATATTGTTCCATCGAAAGAATAACTTTAAGATTTTTTTGGTGTTGTTTCCTCATTTTTCATTTGCTTTGGAATGAAGCCATGTTCGGCTGCGAGATTTGCAGTAATTTTCTTGTATAGCTTATTTAGCTTCTGATCTTTAATAGCAATGAGGACTTTTGCTTCAGAGGGATGAATATTTTCAATTAGTTGAATGAACAGATGTTCTTTACGCGCTTTAACTAATTGCTTAGCTTTAGTAAAAATATAGAACTTCTTAGTTTCTTGAGTGAAATTTGCTGGAGACATTCCTAAAGGACCAGCATCTTCTTTAAATGGAGGTGTTCCTTCTGGCAAATCAAACTTATGCTCTGGCAGAAATGCGTGCTGAAAGACAAACCTAAGTGCTGAGTTATCTTTATATTTTGCTAAAGCACTTGGATCATCGTTGACTTCATTTAAAATTTCAACAATATATTTAGTAGCCATTAAAACTCCTCTATTTCATTTAGCAAGTTACGACACTTGTTTTTAATTAAGTAATTCATGATTGCATTTTTATCGCCTTTAGGCTCTACTTCAAATGCTTCTATAATAGTTTGTTTTACGTCTTCTGGAATATATTTGAAGTCAACTAGTTCTATGTTACGTTTCCAATTACGGCGTTCTTCATCATTCTTACACGCATTAAAACCGTTATCATTGAACTCTTGAAGACGTTTTGCACTAACAGATTTTTGTCGTTCACCTATCATAAACACATCGTCTTTAGACATAATGTTAGGTACACCATCACCGGCGTCACCTTTTACAATATGCTCTACCAACCAAGCTTGCAATTCTTTTTTATTAACTACAATTTGTTTCTTAAGCATTGGACTAAATTGCTTTACATTATCATATGCATGCAATTGCTTAAAATCTTTATCAGATGATACAATCATTACTGGTTCACACTTACCAAATTCTTGAGTAGTTTCAACGAGAACTGCAATAACATCATCTGCTTCGCAACGATCTACATGAATTACTTTATAGTGAAAATAAGACTTGATATCTTCACGAATTTCTGATAGTGTATCGAATATAACCTTCCAATCTAGATCAGATTCTTCACGAGCTTTCTTGCGCATTCCTTTGTAATTAGGAAAGTATTCTTTACGCCAATAATTGCGACCATCACAGGCGATAACAATATCGCCAAATTCTTTTCCAAATTTTTTCTTGTATGATTTAATGGAATTTAATGCTACGTGACGGATAAGATCTATTTTGTTGCTATCACTAGTTTTTTTCAAGTCTGAGCTAAAAGCAAGAATTGATGCTACGCATACTTGAGAATAATCAATTAGGATAATTTTAGTTCTCCTTGAACAGGGCCCAGCCCGTAGTATTATTGCCAGCCAATTTGTCGATATTGTTTTTGATAACAGTTACATTCGTTTTGCCACACTAACACTTCTTGATATACTGGTTGCATTGGTGGATTTGTAACCATAGGTGAAGAATAAATTATAGGGCCAGGAATAATTTGTATAGGTTGCCTTTGCTGATTCTGAGTGATTGCGTATCCTATAACTCCTCCTAGTACAAGAGGAGCAACCCAGCTTCCATGACCATAGTGTCCATGATGACCGTGATGTTGAGCTGCTACAGGTTGACAACTAGCTGCTAGCAGTGCAATACTATAAATAAATTTTTTCATGAGAACACCTTTAAAATTATGCAATCTTGGTTAATTCTTCCATTGACTGCTGATTCTTTAGTCTTAAGATTTTTAAACTCAAGTGCAATATTGCGCTTTGTCATAGCTGCATAACCAGTAACAAGTTCAGGTTTGCGTATTGTTTTTGCACCAGATGTTGCAACATCATAATTTAAAATACTAGTACCTTTAATTCCAAGCGTACCTAAGCTACGATATGCTTGTATTTTTTTGTATTTAGTATTATAGATCCATACTTCAGAAGATCCGATAATCTTTTCTGGTTTTTCTGAAGTGAGTTTAAGTTCAGCAAATTCTTTCATGAACTTAACATTTTTTGCTACAACCGAAGGAGGTTTTTCTTTATGAGCACGAGGTTTACGAGTAGCTTTAGCAGTAACAGTTTGTTGAGCACATGCAATGTTTACTTCTTCAAGAGCTTTAATCAATCTCCTGATTTTCACTTTCTTGATGTGCCTATAGCCTTCAACTAATTGCTCGCATTTTCCTTCGATTACTTCATATAATTCTGCAATCGTTTTATCGAAAGATCCATGCATTAACTTACAAGCTTGAGGACTAATATGATTAGCTTTAAAATAAAGCGCGATATTCATTTCAGTATCATTTACAACAAATTCATCAATCATGCCTTCAATTTCACCAAGGTGTTTAGATGCATTTTCAGCAATTCGATCTTGTATTGAAGTAACAGATTTTTCTACTTTTTGCTTTTCTTGACCAGCGATAGTTGATCTAGCTTTAGGAGCAGCATTTCGCATTTCAGCGATTTTAGTTTCAATGTACAGAAGTTCTTTATCTTGAAGAGGTTGTTCACGCTGTTTAAGACGAATGATAGTGCCGACTGAACGAAAAGCACTATCGTCGAGTGCATCAAATTCGGTGCTTTTCTTGCCAACGTAAGACATAAACCATTTACGTTTATCTTTATTATCAAAAGCAGAATTATAATAATTGAGAGCACGCAATAAACTAGATGTATAGTCTAATGGCAGAAGTATAGGTTCTGTGCTTCCTTTGCCAGTACCAAATACTTCGTCCATTTTAGCACTAACTTCGCGCCGCTTCGCTGCTCGTTTTTCATTTGCAGTAGGTTTAACAAAATCATGCTTATCGATTGTTTCAGTCATAGAAATCTCCATTTATAGAGATATTATACCATAACAACGAATTATTGTACACCGTTATTTACGGCGACGCTTTCAACGATTGACGTGTATAGATCTTCAAATTCAGAATGATCTTCTTGTTCACGTGAGAAATTCTGTTTGTGATACACTTTAGCTAAACGCGTCAAATGACGCTTAGAGAGATTAAACGCTTTAGATGTTTCATCTAGAATCTCTTTAGTAAGTTCTCGTTCACCTTCTACACGAGTCATAGAAGCAGAAATTTCTACGATTGCTTTTTTGATAATAACGCGATCTGCGGGAGATGTAATTTGTGTCATTTTTTAAGTCTTCATAGTGGAAGTTTTAAGTATACCAGCGAGTAACAACGATGCTAGCCATGTTTGAAAATTATAAGGAATTACAAGTAGTGGGAATAAAGTATTTAAAGACCAAATAGCGATAAATGGCGGAAATATAATTACAAGCAATAGTACAACAATAAGTGTAATATTTTTCATTAGAATGTATAGCTAATATGTTTAACGTTTTCAGCTATAAAAGAACGCCATTCATTTTTATCTAAATCAAAAGCTTTGATAGCTGAAGAACTTGTAGCTTCAATAGGATCTACTAATACGCTCTTAGGATGAAGATCTTCTGGAATATTGTTTAAATTGCGAGTGCATTTCATTACTCTATCAGTACCATCTTTTTTAGTAAAAGTGATAGTAGTAGGCTTATCGTCTGATAGAAGTCCCATCAGCCATTCACGGTATTCAGCTGTTTTTACAAATTCGTCTTTGTTTGTTTCAGTCATAATTTTTGTCCAATCAATTGAAGAATTACTTGATATCATCACGCGCTCCATTTAGATATTCAACCAACTCATTTAATTGGTCTTTATTCATAAAGTATTCGCTCTTAGTATTTGCATATCTCTTTTCTGACGATATTCTTTCTAAAGATAAATGATATAAGTTATCTGGCATATAAACTTTACCCAATTCAACCTTTAACTCATATCCATCGTTATATACTATATTCATAGTTCTCTCTCAACTTTCACTTTTAAAATACGTTCACCATTACTAGACGCCTTAGCTGAACTTTCTGTGGGAAAAACTTTAACTGTTATGTAGCCCATACTATTCTCATAGTCTGAGATGAGCATATAACCTTCTTTAATTGTAGTAGTTTTGACAATGTTAATTTTGTCAGATGTGTCTACTCTTGCACGTAGTAGCGCTGGCACTTCTCTACCTCCTATCATAATTACTCCTCAGGTTACTATAAAAATTACAAACGTTACACTTCAATATCAATGTGTGATTTATTTAAAGTAGCATGCACAGTATCTTTGCAATTCAGCGTAGTACCGCAACAAATCTGCGGTAGGTACAAGTTTGTTAATCATTTACTTCTCCCCTTGATAGTTTAATTATAACAGGTTTACGAATTAATGTACATAGTAAAAAATCTATTTTACCATTTTTCAATTATAACACTATCATCTACGCGTACATGTGCTTCTAATTCCATATCATTATCGGGAACTCCATCAATGATTTCTTCTTGTTTCTGTTTCACATATGAAACATTAGACTTCTTTTGTCCATTTTGAGATACAGATTGGTTATAAGCAACAAACATCAATATTGCAAGAGGATCGAATACTAATACGATCAATATGATTAACCAACGAACGGCTTTCTCGAGCGAGTCTTGACTGGTGTTTTCGTCGTAGATGAATGCTGCGACGTATTTGATGGGACCAACTTCGGCTTCGGCTTTACGGAGTTCGACTGCGATGGGGGCTTTTTCTTCGTTGAGATTGCCGATTGCTTTTTGGCTGGTGGAGATCTCTTTGATAAGACGGGTTCTTTCTCGGGCTTGACTTCTTCTAATAGAATTGGAGCGTTCGGCACCGGCGGCGTCACTTGTCCTGGAGAGGGTTGCGTCAACTTGTGAATCCAGTTGAGTAATTGATTTACGAGCTGCATTTATATTTTCCTTTTGAATGTTTATTTTTTCATCGATAAGTGATACTGCGGCTGCAACATCACCTGATATTACACCTTGATCTAAATGAGCTTTAGACAAGTACCCAAATATTCCCATGCTAGTAAGTAGCATAAGAATAATGATTGCGCTAGAAAAATAGGTTTGCAATAAGAGACTAGTTTCTTTCCAATTTCTATAAAGCCAAGATGTTATTACTATCTTTGAAATGCCAAGAATGCATCCCATGATTGCAATAGAAATTGGAGATCCTGAAAAGATTGCCATTAATCCCATAATGGCATAATATTCTGCTATTGTAGATAGTGCAATAGCATTTATTAAAAGAAGATACGTCATAACTTTACGTGTGTCCTGTGTATTTTACATTGTATAAATAAATGGTAGTCGCGATATTAGCCGTATCCACTACCTCTAACATGAAAGGACCATGCCAGCATGAATATTTATTCACCATCACTAGAAGCTCTAGAGCTTTTCGAATCCATAAAATTCACAATTGTAGACGTAGCTACTCTTGAACCAGTAATGACAATCTGGCCTAGAGGAGAATATCATCCAATGTGGGGTGTAAAACGACCAGATCTTTCTGCACGAAATAGTCTACTTAAAGGAACTAAGTGGGATAAAAGTGTTCCACACTTTAATTTAGGTAGAAAATTATCAGAAGAAACTAAAAAGAAAATGAGTGAAGCTAGAAGTCTACGACGTCCAGAATCACAAGAAACAAGTAAAAAGAGAAGCGAATCTGCAAAAAGAAATATGTCTAATCCAGAACATAAAGCTCTAATTGCAAATAAGAGAAAAAGAAAGATTACAATAAATGGTGTTAATTATGAAAGCGTAAAAGAAGCCAAAGAGAAGCTCGGATTACATTATAGAAAAATTAAAGCTCTATTGGAAGCTTGCCAATAACATGATTTCTATGTATTTTTCCACCGACAAAACCATTGTACCATTCGTCTGGTTTTAAGAGAACATTTCTAATGATTTGTTCTCTTAATTCCATGTAGCTTAATGCGCCCTTTGAGCTACACAAAAATAAAATCTCTCGAGTAAAGTTTTCTTCACCTAAAGTAATGACATCATTTTTTAAATCTTCTGAAGAAGACCAATATGTTTCCCAATCAGAAAGAGCTTTATATTTTTTCTTTTTACCTTTTACTGTTTTAGTTTTAGAAAACCAAAAAAGCTTTTTTCCGATATATCGTTTATTACTTATTTTGTTTGTGATTAGATATACGCAACCTATATTATTTGCTATATCGCTTTCAGTAAATTCATTATTTTGATAAGTCCACATTACCATTACTCGTATTTGTAATGGTATATTTATAATCGGGTGTGCCTATATAATCTTATTGATCTTCTTCATTTTTATCTTTATACTCCTCGTCCTCATATATATCACCACCACAGAATGGGCAATATGCTACATCAGTTAAACTGAAATCATCGCCTTCTTTAAAAGTTATTTTTCCGTGAGCGCCGCATGAATCACAATCAAAATGTCTTTGTGCCATTAAATCTCCTTAGCCCAAACGTCATCCCAAGATCCTGAAAGAGCTCCGCGAGCATAATCAGTTGCTCTATTTTCGAAGAAATTGGTGTGAGTTGGTGCATTAATCATTTCTTCGACCCAAAGTAGTGGGTTCTTTTTAACTTTCATAATTCCCTTTAAGCCTAGACTAATAAGGCGTCGATCGGTTATGTAGCGAATATATTGCTTAACGTCTTCAGAATTAAGATCGTTCATAGGACCTAATTCAAACGCTAGATCAATAAATCTGTCTTCTAGTAAAACCATTCGTTCAGCGATCGTATAGATTTTTCCTTTAAGTTCGTCATTCCAAATTTCTGGATTTTCTTTTACATATTCTTTAAATAGCTTAATCATAGATTCTGTATGAATAGTTTCATCTACAATAGACCAAGTAACAATTTGTCCCATCCCTTTCATTTTACCATGACGTGGAAAATTCAACAACATAATGAATGATGAGAATAGTTGCATACCTTCAGTGAAGGCAGAGAATACCGCAATATGTAATGCAGTAGATTGCACATCTCCATTTTTAGCAGAAATGTCAAGAACATAATCATGCTTTTCTCGCATTTGGTCATATTCGAGAAATTGGTTATATGTACTTTCTGGTAATCCAAGAGTTTCAATTAAATGAGAATATGCTGCAATGTGTAATGCTTCTCTTGCAGCAAATCCTAATAACATCATGCGTACTTCTGGTTGAGGAAAATAAGGAAGATAGTTTTTAACATAACCACCAGCGACGTCGATATCTCCTTGAGTAAAAAAGCGGAAAATATGTGTGAGGAATTGTTTTTCTTCAGTTGTTAATTTCTTTTTCCAATCTTTAGCATCTTCAGCCATAGGTACTTCAGTATGAAGCCAATGGCTTTGTTCATGTTTAAGCCATGCGTTATAAGCCCAAGGATAATTGAAGGGTTTGAAATTGTTACGCTCTGATAACAAATTCAGTTTCTGTTTAACCATTAACGAATTCCTTCAATTGAGGAAGTGTTAATGTACCAACAATTCTTCTTAACTCAGAACCATTTTGTACTAATACTAATGTGGGAACACTACGAACATTCCACGTTCTTGCCATTTCAAAATCTTGTTCTATATCGAGATCTTTGACGGGTATAGGAATGTCTGTGTATTCATCTATAGTTTCTTTTAACATCTTACATGGCCCGCACCATGTAGCACTAAATTTTAATATCTGTTTCATTTTATGTCCTATTATTTTGGTTGCAATGTTTAGCCTTCACAAGCAATACAATCGTTTCCTTGTGCAATTGCTACCATATCCAATTCTTTAATAATTTCACGTTCTACTTTTCTAGATACTTTATCAGCTTTTGCTAGTTTTTCAGAACGGCAATAGTAAAGAGTTTTAAGTTTTTTCTTCCATGCTAAGAAATGAATCGTATGGATATATTTTATATGCGAATCGGGTCGGAAGAATAAGTTTAATGATTGTGATTGGTCTATATATTCTTGACGATCAGCAGCATGTTCAATAACCCAACGTTGATCGATTTCCATTGAAGTCTTAAATATATCTCGTTCATCTTGTGTAAGCCATTCAAAATGTTGAACTGATCCATCATTAGCAATAATTGATCTCCATACATCGTCAGCCCAACCATCGGGATGAATTTCTGCATGCTTTTGAATAACCACATCTAAGAACTTATTTTTATTTAGGTGAGAACCCGATAAAGTATCTTGGCGATAAGCATTGGCGCGATAAGGTTCAATAGAAGGACTAGTATTGCCCATGATAATACTACTCGACGCGTTTGGCGCTATCGCCATAAGATGACTAAACCTATTCCCAGTACCCACAGCATCAGGCGCTTCGCCTCTCTCCAATCCAAGTGCTTTATTAGCTTCATTCAACCTCTTTCTAATTAGTTTAAAGATTTTATTATTAGCAACCTTTGCCATCACTCCTTCGAAGACGATCCCGTTTTTCTGAAGATATGCGTGAAAACCCAAAGCACCAACACCGATAGAGCGCTCACGGCTAGCGCTATATCTTGCTCTCGATATGCTATCAGGAGCATGATCAATGAAATATTGCAAGACGTTATCGAGCATCTCAGCCACGTCCCGAAGAAAAAGTTTGTTATCTTTCCAATCATCGTAAGTCTCCAAGTTTAAACTAGATAAACAACATACCGCAGTACGCTGTTCATTCGTTGGTAGAATAATTTCAGAGCAAAGATTTGATTGTTGTACTTTCAATCCTTTATCTTTAAGCCACTGAGGAAGCATCCTATTAGATTCATCGATAAAGTGGATATATGGTTCTCCAGTTTGCATCCGCATTTCCATAACTTTCATCCACAGTTCTTTAGCAGAAACTGTTTCACGAATTTCGTTATTAGCTAGGTCGATAAGATTCCATGAATCGTCTGCATTTGGATCTAACATGCAACGTTCAACTATCTCCATAAATGAATCTGGGATATTAAGACCATGATGCATATTTAAAGCACGCATGTTTTGATCGCCAGTTGGTTTACGCATTTCAAGAAATGAAATTATATCAGGATGAGATATACTAAGGTATGCTGCATAGCTACCTCGGCGAGTTCGACCTTGGCGGTAAGCTAAAGAACTTGCATCATAAATTTTAAGGTGAGGCATAACACCTGTAGACTTATCGTCGGCAGATCGAATTCCAAAACCAATACCTACACCGCCTCCTAACATAGAGAGCCAATTAGTTTCTGATAGGTTATCTACTAGACCTTCCGCAGTATCTTCAATATAATTAAGGAAACATGATATAGGAAGGCCACGCTTGCTGCGACCAAAAGAAAGAATGGGAGTAGAATAAGATAACCAATGCTTACTAGAATAATCGTAAAGACGTTGAGCATGATCTGAGTTGCTTCCAAAAGCTTTTGATACATATGCAAACCTCTCTTGCGGTGATACCTCATCATCTTTCATATAAGATTCTTTTAATCTCAACTTACCCAATTCATCAAATAAATTATCTCGAGTATAATCTATGCGAATGCCGGAGAACACATCACCCATTTTTCTTCCTTTTATTATTGTGTTATATACTGATTCGCCAGAGGAAATATCTCTGCGATGACTTTTGCACATTCGTGCGCTACGAGTCTGTGTTCTTTCTGTGTGCCGTTAGTAGATCTTAATTGTATAAAGTGTATCCAACTTCTTAGTGTCCCATTCATATATAGGCGACTTATTGTATTACCTTCTGGAAGAACTACACGTGCTTGTTCTTTAGCAATGTCATGAGCAATAGCCCAGTTATATGCATTAGTGGCAGAATCAATAATCTCTTGTTGTATCTCATGCCATGCCATTTGTATATCATGATCTACTGTGTCTATACTGTTTTGTCTATTTTTTGAATCTTGTAGCCGTGCTTCTCTAAGTGTAAATGATAAGTCTTTGGTTGGATCTGCGTATCGCTGACTGAATTCTTGAAACGAAAATGAACGGTGTCGTAACATCTGCCGAGCAATATCACGTGTAGTTTCAATTTCTAAACAAGCGCTTACCATCTCTAAAGGAGACCAATGCTGGTGCTTGATCAGATAATTTATAAGTTTTTCTGATGTATCTGTATTTAGTTGATTTGCTGGATTTGAAACTCGTGCACAAAAGGCAATGAGTTCTTGAATGTCAAAGAGCCCGTCGTTAACGAGCTCTTGAGAAGGCTTTGAAAAAGAAATTAATTTAACTTTCACGGTTTTTCCATAGAGTGGTTACTAACTATTATTATATATTAAACCGGAAATATTGTACAATATTATTTCATAAATATATCTTTAAATAATGCTATATGATTTAAAAAATATCCTATAGCTATACCTGCTCCAATTATCGTCCAACGCCAGTGTTCAAGTTTTTCTACTTTACTTAGCAGATTCGCGTGTTGCTCATTAGATTCTGCGCGGGATGCGTCTAAACAATCGTGGATTGATTTTACATCATCCTTTAAGTTGTCTAATTTTTCATCCATGTTTTTGACTTCTGTTTTAAGTACTGCTACAGCTACTTCTATAGTAGCTACTTTTTCATTGGTTTCCATTTATAAAATCTCTTTGCTAGTTATTTCTGTTCTTCGGAGGATGCTATTGTAGAAGCCCCTGCTATTTTTTCTTGTGTCCTTCCGAATGCAGCAATACCTAGTACTGCGCCCATTGCAACGTGGAATAAACCAGCACCTTGCAATGTTAATGGGGTCCACATTCCCACTGCTTGTCCCGGATTGTAAAATTGTAGTATATTATATAAAACTGGTCCTCCAATAAAATCAAATAAACATACTGCCATATATGTCCAACCCATTGCAGGTCGCCATCTCTTTTGCATCCAATCTTCTCTAGAATCTGCCATGCTATTTTCCTACTTTTTCTAGTTTAGTGTATAACAGTTCTTTAACTTCGCAAACATCTTGGCATATTTGTATTTGTAGTCGTGCTACTTGTTGGTATAATTCACGCTCATTTTGTCTACGTAAGTCTAATTCATTGAATATCTTATGTATAAACCATCCAATGATTGGGCAGCCAAGAGTTACTAGCATGCCTAAGACCATTTGAACGAACGTTGTTAATGGTATTTCAGCCATTTAAAATTGCCAATGCTTCGTTGTATTTTTTAATACGATCATCCAAGCCATTAGTTCCACCATTGATTCTTTTAGTTATTGATAAAGTATCGCCTTTATCTGCTAATTCATTTAAATTATTATTTTTCCAAAACCATGCTGCGGATGCTGCAGCGCCTTCAAATGTTGCAAGATATTCTGATGTTTCTTCTACTGACGTTTCAATACTATTTGCAAACGCTTGATAATTATTCTTGCCTGTAAGTTGTATTAACCCACGGCCACGATATTTCCAACCATCGCCACTTGCTTCGTTTCCATTGCCCATACGATCGCAATAAGCACGATTAGCAATAGCTTCTTGTTTGTTTGGTTTTGCTACACATGCTGCTGCAACTTCTGCAGTAAAACGACTAGGCCAAATTCTAGTAAGAACATCGGCTCTATAATTTAAATTTTCTTGTAATGCACTAAATCCACCTGATTCATGCGAACATTGAGAAATGAATGCAGCAACTCGATTTACAGTATTGATTTCATAATCTATGAATACTTTTGTTAAAGCTTCATGCCATGCTTCAATATTTTTATTGTTTGGTAATATTTTGCGTAATTGATCTAAAGTTAATTCCATTTTGTTTATCTCTTGTTAAAAACATCGTTATATATTTGACCTTGTTGATTGATCCACTCTATTAGTGATTCGTGTTTTTCAGCGCATTCATAATACATTCCATAATTTTTAATAACAACTTTCAAAAATTCTGTCAACTTTTGTTCATCTTCTGGAACTTTTAATAAATTAGAACATTTTGCAGTAATCACTTCTGGAGGCTTTGGAAATTCATATTTAATAGGTGCTACTGTTGTACAACCAGCCAGTAATGAAAAACACAAAATATACTTTATCATTTTGTACCCACCAATTCTTTTGGAGGAATTGTAGCTTGGTTATGAACTATCATAACCTCTTTTGGCAGGGGACATATATCATTATATTTTATAATTTCACGATCAATATAACGAATTTGTTCTTCACCTTTTTCTCTAATTATTTGTTGTTTGGTAATATATTTAGTAATAATTTCTGTATTGATTTTTTCAGACTTAACTTTTAATTCTTCAACTTGTTTTTCAAGATTTGCAATTTTATCTTGCCAGCTTTGTTCATTTATTGATATACCTGCTATAAAAACACCAATTATAACAATAGCAATAGACACTAATTGAATTGGTATAGCGTATACATTAACAAATGGAAAAAACTGCAATAGATAGGTTGCAGCAATGCCGATTAAACCAATTGCTATTAATGCGTAAGAAATCCAGTCAGGAAGTAATCCTATAACCCATGACATTTACTTTACCCGTTTTTCTTAGCGTCATTAGCAAACTGTTTGAAAGTTGCTTTTAATATACCCTTAAAGCGTTTATGACCAATGTCATACTTACCAGCTTTGTCTGCTGCGGTTGCAGCATCACTGGCATTCTTTTTATATTGCTTTAAAAGATCAGAAGATAATTCATCTATCTCTTCAACTTCTTCTTTAACTGCTTTAACTGCTTTAAAGTGAGTTGATTTTAATTGTATGGAACCATCATCATGATCAATAGTATAAGTTTTAGGAGCACCAATATAGTGCCTACGGATCTCACCAATATGTCCAGTTTTACCAACTACATAAGATGGTCCTTTATTGATAATGACTTTATCGCCAAGCTTATGAGCTTCACCTAATTCTTCTTTTGATTGAAGGTAGTCTCTAACAGTGGTGATATAATCTTGTGCTAAAATCTCTTCAACATGTTCTTTGATACCACGATGAGTGAAGTGAACCTTCATCTTACTACCATGTTCTTTTTCCACATGAGCAGAAACACCAGATGAATGGTGGACTGGATCACTCTTTGATGTCATCTCATCACGATTGTGATGCATATCAAACTCATGTGGCTTTGGATCGTAACCAGAAGTCTTTTTATAACCCATCTTTTGTAGATGTTTAAATACTGCTTGGTGATCTGAATCAGTCTCAATATGCTTCATGTTGGAGATAGGTTTACCATCTCTTTTATAGGTGCTTTGTTTTGCTGATGAGGACTTAACACCCTTAGAGAAATCAGAAATATGTTTGCTTAACTCAGCATGAGATTCAGAGAGTGGTTTCTTTTCTTTAGCAAGCAAAGCACGTGTTTGGTCTAGTTTCTTTTTAGCATCATCAGCTTTCTTTTGACGAGCTTGAATAGATTGATCGTATTTTGGTTCATCCATAGGTCTAAAAGATTCTTTAACTGGTTTCTTTTCTTTAGCAAGCAAAGAACGTGTTTGGTCTAACTTCTTTTTATCTCCAGCAGTTAGACGATTCTCTTTCTGCTTTTCCATAGAGGCTGCCCAGGCTGCGTCTGATTCTTCTAATGCAGAAAACTCTTTAAAATTTTTCATTGTTGTCCCATTTGTACAAGTTTTTTACGACGATACATATAGTGTTTATTGCCAATAATTCCAGAAACTGGTTTTTTATTTTTTAATTTTACAACCGGTTCATCGGTAGCTGTATTAGCTCCAGTTACATTAGCAATTGCGCCATCTTCCATCATAGCAATAAATTTCTCTATTAGTATTTCTTCTTCAACCAATGTCAATTTCTTTTCTTCAATTAATTCTATAAGAGATGTAAATTCTTCTTCACGAATAACTGTGCGTTTATGAGCAAGCGTTTGGTTTTCTTTTATCAACCAGTACGCAGCAATAAGAGAAGCAAATTGACTTTGGCCTCCTGGTATTTTAGCCAATAGCTTTTTAAGATTAAAGACAAGACGATGAAGATTTGTATATGAATCTTTTTCTTCGCTTGTATTTAAATCTTTTGTCTTTTTTAGCGCTTTACCATCCTTATCGATGATTCCAAATTTATACGCGTCAGTTTTCTCGAATGGAGTAACCAACATATAAAGAATCCTAAATGCAAGTAAATTGTCTAACGTTGACATTAAATTTTCCTTAAAGCCTTTGCAATTTCTAAGTCTACTGGCACATGGCCAAATTTTTCTTCAGATAATCTATTTAGATAAATCAAAAATGTGACTAACTGTGGTTCGTATTCTTTTTCGAGTTTCAAAAATAACATATCAGTAGCCGCCTCATTAAACACATTATATAAAACAATAACATGATTTAATATGAGGCGCTCTCTCAATTCATTGTCGTTTTTATATCTACTAAACAACTTCTTAAGATATAGAAACCTTTTGAGATCTTCTTCAAACTCATCTACGCTAGAACATTGCGGATTATCGTAATGATGCATAGCATAGAGAAGAAAGTTACTTTCAGTTAATTTCATAACGATATGCAGGGGCCGAAGCCCCTCTTATTAATAATTATTAGCTAACAAACGTTAGCGCAACTGCGTTAGTATTAACCTTTGCTGCGCCAGTCGTAGATGACAATACACAACGATATTTGTCTCCAGTATTAGCAGAAGTACGACCTGTTAATGCTATAGTTGCACTTGTTGCACCAGACACATTAACAAATCGTGTATCTGTTGCGGCTGCAGCACGTTGCCACTGGTATGTTACTGAACCAGAACTTACTGTTGCAGTAACACCAAATGTTGCACCACCAGTCGAAGTATTCTGAGCAGTTGGTTGAGCGCTGATAGTGAGAGTAACTTCAACGTCGGCCGCGATTGTATCATCGGAAGCATCACCAGATGTTGCATTAGCTATACGCATAGCTACTAACAATTCTGTCTTATACCGTGATTCTCCACCCGAATCTTTATACTCATCAACTAGCCACCAACCGGCTCCATTGATACCCTTCTTTTTATTAGTAGCAAGTGCAGCTTCTTCGCTTGATACAAAAACTGCTCGTGCTTTATCAGCAGTGTTTAAGAATTTTGGCTTGCTGCCTGCTACGTCTGTATTTCCCCATAATGCCATGTGATTTCTCCTTGTTTATCTGTTAGAGTTTGGCAAGTGTAATTTATACCCAGTATATTCTACACCAGATTTGTTTTTAGAAGCTGCGCCAAAGTTTGCTCCTGATTTCGATCCAGCAGGTCTTCCACGACCACGCTTTTCAGCTGTGTTTGGTTGTGGTTTTTTCTTGTCAGCATCATCGTCACCTTCTGGATCATGATATTGAGCGCCATAGCTGTTACCTTTTACTGTACGCTTTGGCAAATCTGACATTTTAATTTCATTTAAGTCATTCAGAAAATCTTTAAATGTTTTCTTTTCTTCTTTCATTTTTTCTTTCTTTGCTCTTTCTGCTCCTTTTTGAGCTAAAGCTCGAGCAGCATCCATACCAGTGCGATTTGGATTATTAGGTTTCTTGAAAACTGATTTATATGGTCCATCAAATGGAACATCTTCTTTAGATTCTGCAATAGCTTTATGTGGAACTTTAGTAGAGTTACCACCATTTGCGCCTTGGAAATGAACATCATCTCCTTGACGTTTAGCTGTCCAATGATGACCTGTTTCGTCTTTGAATTTGTGCTCTTGTTGATCTTTCAATTTAGCAATTGCCTCGTGATGTTCTGGATGAAGAGGAATGGAAAAAGAAGATCCCTGATGAACAGTCTTCATTGTTCCCCATGAATATTTATTAGTCTTAACATGCGCTGCAACGTTTTGAGCAGCTTCCGATACAGTTTTCTTATATCCTCTATCTGCTTTAAGAGCTTCTTCTTTCATTCCAACATATTGATGGTCATGAACTTTATAGCCTTGTTTCTCATAATGCTTAATTGCAGTATCAACAGCATGTTCACGATTTTCTGCTGTTACTGAAGCACGTCTTTGTGTTGTTTCTTTACGCTTAGAAACCATTGTGTGATTTGGATCAGACACAGTCACATTAACTAAATGCTTTTCGTCGATCTGGTCGACTTCTTCCTCTACACCTTCTTTTGTTATTGCATATTTCATTCTTGATAATTTGCCAATTTGTTCAGGATACTTACCAGTTTTTGCTTTGACACGAGTAGCAGCATGGTCTTCACCTTTTTCGTGGCTGAGGACTTTATTTTTTTCTCGTTCGGTAGCAGTTCCTGTATCCCATTTCCTATTCAATACTTCTCTATTTTTATTAGCAGCATCAGTATATTTTAACATTTTATTAACAGACAATTCGTCGATCTGTTCTTCATCTACACTTTCAACTTCTTCTTTCATTTTATTTTTAATTTTATTAATGTATTTTTGATGAACTTGACTTGCAATGTTATCGCCGGAATTATTAGCTGCAGTGAGTTTATCGGAGTGCCGAGCTAAAGCATCTTTAAGTCTTTGTTGGTTTTGCATGTTGTCTTCCTTAATTTGGTCTTTCTTCAATCTGTGATAACCTTCGCTACTATTAACTGTGCCACCAGTCTTTGCAGCATGTGCTTTAGCACCTTCGCGCGTTTTGAATATTTTTGGATTGGTAAATTCTTTATGTGATATCCAAGAACCAAGAGGATCAGCTTTTGCTTCAGTCACACCTTTTTTATTCAAGGCATCAATCGCAGCCTTTTTATGTTCAGGTGATGCACTGCTAGTTGCAATATTGGAAAGCATTTCATTGTGACGCTTAAGTGCATCAGCATCTCTAGTCTTCCGAGCATCTATTTGCTTTAATTTGGTAGCTATAATGCTATGGCCGCGACTTTCTTGCATTTCGCAATCTCCATTGTGCATTTTTTCACCACATTCTGAGCATTTAGCTTCCAGCAATTCAGTGTGTTGTTCTATAAAAGAACTGAATGATTTTTTCATATTTTCTGTTACTCTCCCCTTGCCATCATCTTCACCTTTAGAAAAAATGATTCGATGAGCTTTAATTTTTTTACCCTGCTTATCTAATTTATAATCAGATGTATCTTGTACTTCTCGTGTATCTGCCATATTTATGCTCCCTTTATGCAAGAACGAATCATCCACTCATGCTTTTTATGAGCATCAATTCTATCGGCTAAGAAATTTACTAACCCTTGTTTATTTTCTCGAGTAGCAAGCGTAAGAGATGTTGTTAAACAACCAACAACTATCGTGTTATCTTTTAAAGCTGCTTCTAACATATCTTTTATATTATCGCCTTTAATATCGCTATCGCTAATAGAAGCATTACTATATAATTCGTTAAGTCCACTTGGAGCATATGTATCTAAAGCTCGAATCTCTTCAGCAAGAGGATCTATTGCACCATAAAGATCTTGGTATAAAGCTTCGAAGAAAGCATGATAAGTTGGAAAATTAATACCTTCAACATTCCAATGAAAGCCGTGTGTTTTAAAATAAAATACGAAAGTATTAGCTAAACACTTTTTTATTGATAGTATTAATTCATCCATTATATTCTCTTATTTCGTGTAATTCTTATGTGAAAGCCTATCGTTTTCTATTCTTTTAACATTAGGTACTAATTTCATAGCCATTCTATTAATAACGTTTTTGCGTTGTGCAATGATACGCTCTACTCTTTCTTTTTCAGAAACTGATAAAGTGTTAAGAGGTTTCTTAACTAAACGTTTCTTCATAGTTATAATAGCTAATCTACGTGCTCTTTTGTTTATAGTAGAAGTATTAGAATGTGATTTAAGCGCAATAGCTGTTCTACGTTCACGCTTTGCAGCTGTTCTTGAAAATCTTAACTTAGAACGAATTCTTTCTGCGCGAGATAATACTTCATCAAGAACTTCTTCTTTAAGTTCTTCAATATGCTCTCCAGTCTCAACATCAACAATAGAAAGTTCATCGTCATCGTACACTTCCAGATAATCGTCTTCAGTTAAAGACTCGATAAAGCCGTCTATATCTGAATCATCGATATCAGATAGATCATCTGCATCTTCTGCTAAACCCATCAATTTGAATTTAGTTTCTGGAATTATAGATGAATCATATTTAATACCTGCATCAGTTGCAAGTTTAAGCATGTTGCCTAAAATCTTCCATCCTTCAGCAGTTAAATTCTTGCTCTTGATTTTACGCAGCGCAAGATTAACCATCTGCTCAGCACCGCTCTTTTCATCTACATCTTCGGTACCAAGTGAAGATGCAATAATTCTTGCAACTTTTAGTTTATCTTGCGATTTGATGATCATTTCGTTTATTCCTTTAAATTCTTTTTTAGATTCTTGTAAATCTTGTGGGAATTTGCTAATCTTTTCTCCCAATTCATTTTCCACTAATAAGTGATTTGAGCCACGTTTAATTATTTTTAGAACGCATCCATTAGATTCAACGATATCATCTACGTGGAATATTTCATTAGCAAAATACTTTTCACGAACATTGTTTGTTTCGAACTTAATCTGTTCTTTAATTACATCCATACCCATGCCTTGACGAATCTCATTCATCAGGCGTTTACCATCTAATTCAGTTAATACGTGTGGTAGACCTCTTTTAAAAGAAGTAAAATCATTCTTTTTAGCGGCCTCTCTCATTTTAGTACCCGACATACCAGAAGCACTATCAGCATCTGGATCTCTTTCACCAGCAGATATTACTTCGATAGTATCGAAATGAAACACATCTCCGTTATATTTTTCGAGTAGCTTTTTATATTCTGGAACTCTATCAGAGCCAGCAAGCATTATAAGATTCTTATACTTTTTACTTAGCGCTTTTGCTGCTTCCATAAACGTTCTAATTTCTTCATTAGCTGCAACGAAGTTAGTCTTTGGAAACATTCGTTTAAGATAATATACTTTACGATCTACTGGAAGTGGATTGCTTTTTTTATCGTGAGTACGAGAAGCAAATATGATATGATCTGCTTTCTGAGAAGAAGCGATCTTTTTTACAGCATTTACCAATAGCTCATGGCCAGTCGTTGGCGGTTGAAAACGACCGAAGGCAAATACTACTTTCTTTGACGGCAACTCTTTTATAAGTTGTCTAAATTGTTTCATGTGATTCCATCAATTAGTTATTGATTATTTATCTTTTCTATGTTTTGCTTTAGCTAACATTTTCCTCTTTATGACTTTTTATATGGCGCCAGATACGATTACCGCCGTCATCGGGATGGTGACGTTCATTGTTTTTATTATGAAATAGATGCGCGTTGTCTACATGATTCTTATACAAATCAAATTTCACCATTCTTCTTCTCTCAGTTCCATCTTTTCCCTTCAATGGTTCAGTATGAGAAGCAAGAACATGCTCAAAACCATGTGAATCGCGATGATATTGATATCCTGCATTTCCCAAATGGCTGCCTGAAACATACTCTCGATGAAATGGATGTTTAGCAATCGATTTTATTTTAGATCTACCAATGTGTTTCATTAATTCATCAGCAGAAATTGTCTTAGTGTGAATTGGCTTATCCATAATCAAAGATTCTTTGACAGTATTCTTTGGCAGTATTCTATCAGTGTATCTTTTGCGCCAATTTTTTAGATAATGATGAGCATCGGCCGAGGTTTCATGAGAATCTATAATCTCTCCACTTTTATCTTTAATATCCCAACGCGTTTTGCCATTAAAGGTATCATCCCTATGCATCTTCTCTACTTTCCAATTTTTAGGATGATTATGATCTTCATTCTCTAAAATATATTGCTTTAATGTTTTCATATTAGCAATTCCATTTTCTTAATCATCGTTGCCATCCTTTAAGAATTTCTGGTGAAAAGTTTGCATAACTAAATTCCATTCGATCTACTATTTTAACTGCTCCACCCTTTAAATGATCGATTGCTACAAACCCTTCTACGCCAGTAGTTTTAAAGCCGGTTTTAGTTTTTAAGAATGTAGATATATGCCCAGCTTTGTTCATTTTTTCTATAATCATTTTCTTAGCTTCAACAAGCAAATTCACTAAATCAAATATAGCTACAATTTGGTTTTGATCATGATGAGCAAAGAAGCTTAAGATTTTTGTGCGGGAGTCTTCTTGTGTTTTTTTGCCGGTCGGCGTTTTACGCTTTTCGATTTCTTTTTGGTATTTTTCGTGGATGTAGTGGAAGAGTTCTCGTACGTGGGCTCTAGTATCACTAATTTGTTCCATCTTTCGAATTTTTGTATTATTAAAGGTTTTAACCGCAAGCAATAAGTCTTCATCGTTGCTTATCCCATTAAGAGTTTGAGCACTGATTGAATTAAATAGAGCACCAGCACGTGATAACACATCAGTTACTTTCTTTGTTTCCTCTGCTGTGAAAGTAGCTGTACCCGAATAGTCTTTGTAATTTGCGTCGTCCATCCATACACTAGATGAAGTATTAAATTTATTTACGATTGGTTTACCAAAGGATGCTTGCATATTCTCAAATGATTTGCCTTCATACGTAGTATGCCAAACAACTCCAATTTTAGCAGCACGTATTTTTTTACCAAGCATGGAATCGTATGGTACTGCATACACAATAGTGTTAGGATGAAACGTAATATACTTTTCTCCGTTTATTTCTAGCGTAGCTTTATCATCGGTGAACATTAGATCACCTTGATATACACCAGATTTAATTCCGAATTTAGAGAATTCTTTTAATGCTATTTTAAATTTTGCAGCAAGATCACCGCTAGTATCAGCATCAATTTCTGCTGGAGTTTTATATATCTTTGGAGATTTATTGAAAATACCTTTTTTAGCAATGAAGAACTTTCCATCACTTGGGTCAATACCAGCAAAAATTGCTGGAGCTCCATCCCATTTTACTGTTGAGGTAATTGGAGATTTTGTATTACCCGCAAGCATATCTCTTAATGAACGTAAAAAATTAATTGCATTACGTGTGCCGTTTACGCCTTCGTTGAAGACTAAATCTTCAACGTGCTCCATGTGAGTATTCTTTTCTTCTTTAAGATATTCTTTTAAGTTTAACATTATTTTATTGTCTTAATTGATCCATTAGGTAAAGCAAAATATGCTTCAAACTTCACATGATTGAATTTTGTTCTTAACTTTAAGAACTCTTTTAGATTACTCATTGAATCGTCGAATAATCTAACTTTACTAAATTGTTTTGTATTTAAGTATTTAGTAATGATGATAGCTTTCTTAATTGCAGGAACTTCATCACCAACTAATTCACCTGCGCGTTCAACGTATACTTTATCAATATCAAATCCGTATTTGCGGAATGTTGCTAGGAACTTATCTTTATCATTAAAGTTTGATCTAGCTGTAAGGATAATTACTTTGCTGTTTGGGTTCTTTTGCGAATTTGCTAAAATGGCTTTTGCCTTAGCAAGCATTTTAGTTATAGGCTTTGATTCGTGATAGAATTTATGAGCATCTTTGAATTCATCGAAATCAAATGATTCTCCTGGATTCAGTTTATAATTATTAAATTCTTGATTAGTTAGTTTCTTCAGAACTTTTCCGCTGTGCATCACTGCTATCTGAGCAGTAGTGTGGAATAGAGTATCATCGATATCGAATATCGATAAGCTTCCGCTTCCTTCTTCTTCCAGCAAATATTCTTTAAATTTTAGCATTTTCTATAATTCTATTATATCAAATTGACGATTTTTTGTACACAACTTATTGTGAGAAAGCCAATAATAGCTGCATATTAGCTGGAGTTTTATATTCAGACAACTTAATAGAAACGTTTGTTGGAGATTCGATTGGACAAAGATTATATGGCGACTTAGAGACTTTACTAAACTCTAATGTCATGACAAATTGATAATCTCCGCCACCCTTAGGTTGGCATCTAATACGAATTCTTGCAGACGCAGACGACGCAAAGTCTGGAATCTTAGTAGTGAGTTTAGAATTTAATTTAAGAGGATCTGATTTGTTCATCAGAAAAAACCCGTGAGTACCAACATTTAAATATTGTGTTTTCTTTTTATTATAGTAATCACATATAGCTTTTGCTGGAACATCGATGTGCACTTCGTTAGTTCCACCGAAATTCTTTATATCGTGCGCATATGCTTTTCTTTTATCGGTAAATCCTAAAGCTAGTACTTTCTTTCCACTAGCGTCATTTTGTAGAACTGGAATCTTATCACGCCAATCTTTACCAGCAGTACCAGACTTATTCATATTATCCAACAGCTTATATGTGATACCAATGGATTTCATTAGTTCTTTTTCTGAATCGCCTTTAGTATCACCATAGTCCCACTTACCTTTATAATACTTCATAACTAAAGAGCCTGCTGCTGTAGGAGAAATCTTTAATTCACATCCAGCTGGAGTTTTTATAGATTTAGTTACCAATGATAAGTCTGGTTTATCATGAGATGCGCCGGCAACTCCACCAGTTGATATTTTATATCTTTGTAACGCATGATATGCGTTTTCTTCATATAAAAACCCTTGTTGTGCAGCCATGGCTATTCCGTTGTGTTGATATCTCTATATTTATAAACTAAAATCGCCCCGAAAGGCGATTTTAATCATAAGAAGGCTTGTAAGCTATTGGGAGGATCTGCATCTCTTATTTCAAAAGTCTTTTGAGGGTTGAATTGATACATTAAAGTCCCCTTCATCATGTCTCTTTTACCTTCTAAAACAGCTTTAATCTCCATTGCCATGTCAGTAGCAGTAGTTACTGGAACATTCTGGCAGATATGATTGAGGTTTCTACTTGGGTTGAGTAGCTCAAAGTCATATGGAAGACCCATCAAACTCATACCCTCACGATAAGTGATGTAACGGTCTTCGTCGGGGTGCGTGAGATTGGTTGGTAGATGTCCAACAAAAGCACCAATGTAATTTGCAGGGATAACAGAAGACCTACGCATAATATTACCACCATCAGCCAGCTTCTCAGCAATTGCTTGACACTTTGCAGCAACCTTTGGATAATCATATGCTTCCATCCACTTCTTAACTTCTAGATAATTAGTTTTAGACTCAATCCAATCCATAGCATCGCATGACTTGGTAAGTCTCTTTACGAACTCTTGATGGGTAATACCACCTTCTAACTCTTCTAGCACGTAACGATAATACGGATCGTCTTTAGATGGAATCTTCTTATTAGTTACTTCGTGTTGAGTAAGATTCTTTGGCACTTCACGAATAGCATCTTCAATTCGTTTGTTTGGACGATCAAAGTAGTTCAATAGTGGGACTTGACTTCCCTTCCAAAAGAAGTAGAAAGAGCGTTCACGCACTTGACTCAATCCATGCAGCAATGACTTAGTTCTATAAAGTGATATTGTATAGCCGTTATCTTTTGCTATTTTATTTAATTTAGCAATAACTGGTTTACCCATTTCACCAGCAAGTCTTGGAGCATTTTCACCCCAAAATACTTGAGGCTTCATTTCTTCTAGTACGTACTTGGCAGTGGTAGTCATCCAATCGTTTACAGCAGCGTCAGAGTTAGCTGATGTCGATAGAGAAGAAAGACCTGCACAAGGACATGTAGCACCAACAACATCTACGTAATGCGGATGGCGGCCGGCTTGATCAAGCAGAATGTATGGTACGTCTTTGTAATAATTTACTAAGTGTGAGTCGTTACTGGAGAATGGCGAATACGACAAAAGGTAGTCAGGACGACTACCGAATGCCTTTTCCTGGCCGAGAGGAAGACCTCCGACCAGTGGAACAATTGCTGCATGTTTAATCAAAGAAAGACTCCAGAGTTTGAGTAGGTTTTTGAGACGACATATAAGCCTTCTTATGTTGAATCGTCGTCGTATATTTAACTTGCCCTTTCCAGGGTCCGTTAGTAACCGTCTTCTCGCTTAGCTTAATGAAGGCAGGCCACAGTTCAGCTAGTTGTTTTTGAGCATCATTATGAACTTGTAACGTGCGCCATGTAGAACAACCACCTTCAGCGTTTGTCTCAGAACAGGTTACCATGTATTTAGCACTAATTCTGTTCTTAAATCCGCGAGTCAGTAGTTGCAAGTTGACGTCAAAGTCTTCAGCTGCAGCAACACGATTCCATTCAATACCATCTGGAACTTTAGCACCATCGTAGAATACGTTAGTCATTATGCGTTGGCATTCACGTACTGGCCATTGCTTAACGTCGGGAATAATCCATGCAGGCAAGAATCCACCGTAGATGATACCATCGTCCATCCACGCATCGCATAGATCGAATGCATCATCGAAGTCATGGTCAGTAAACTTACGGCTCAGCCACTTGGTGCCTTCACCCAGATTAGGCTCTTTTACGACAAACTCAAGATCATCATCAAACACAAAATGACGATCATTTCTAAAATGTTTGTGAATCCATTCCCGAGTTGGAGCAATTCGATTAATCTCAGCTGGTAGACTGAGAACTTTTCCTAGATAGCGTTTGTCCATTTCGGCATATTCATGCTCCTGTACTACAAAAGTTGTGATGTCTTTATATTTCTGTGGAAAGCTATTATACGTAACTTGCTTGTCCATACGACCAAGCGTGGGGATTACGATGTGTTGAATCATTTTATTCTTCTTCAGCGTGTTTCATTAAAGGAATCCTTCTTCATTTTGAGGTAGCGATTTTGGTTCAGCCTCAGATTGCCGATATTCATATATTGGTTTATCTGGTACGGTATAGGGAAAAGTCACTGGTATTCTTGATTCATGATTACTATAATGAGACTTAACTGCATCGCCGGCTTCATCTTTGCACCATTCCCAAAATACTTTACCATCAATATTGTAACAAGAACCATCTTCTTCTTTAAACACTGAAGAAAGTCGCTTATTTTGATAATGAGGATCGCCGTTACCATAATGAGAAACATTTGTCCATTCATCATCTTCACCTGTGAGTGGTGATAATGGCTTAAAGCTCATTAGTTTAGTTAGAATACTGATTGCATACGAAGCAGAAAAACCGCTGTGTCCTTCGTCTGCAAACTCTTGCATCATATGAAGAATATGCTTTCGCATCATTCCATTCATATCTTCTGGGTCGCAATCTGGGCCCATACCAATTCTGTTTAATTCTTCTTCAGCGTGTGATAATAAACTCATTGTAAATATTCCTTAAGGTTGAATCCAGTTGCACTTTACTTCTGCTTCTTTAAACATTGAATGTGTTAGTGCAAAAGATTCTGTCCAAATTTCTGGTACTTCTTCATCAGTATATATGACAACACGCTTTATGCCAACTTGGATAATACCTTTTGCGCATTCATTACAAATAGGAAGTCCATAAACATAAAGTGAAGAACCATCAAGAGAAACTCCATTCAATGATGCATTATAAATTACATTCATTTCAGCATGTACTACATGCTTATATTTAATTTGTCTATCTAAATAACGTTCTGGTAAATCAAGAATCCCTCGAGGGAATCCGTTATATCCTTGTGACAATATTTGTCCTTTAACACCTACAGCAACAGCGCCAATCTTTCTACTTGGATCTTTACTCCACGTAGAAATTTGCGCTGCAAGCTCGATATACCTTTGATCCCACTTAGCTAATAGATTTTTTGATATATTGCTTTTCATATTTTTCTTTAGTAATTGTTAAAGCACCAGTCTCGATAAAGTGATCTACTAAATAAAACTGTCGTTCATATACATGAAGAGAACCAACATTCCAAAAGATTTCACCACGATTATAGTTTTTGCCACGATATTGTAATGTTTGAACTACTTCTTCTAGAACATAAAGTTGCCAAGCATAATCATTACGATATCCAGCCCAAGCATCGTTACTTCTCATATTTACGATAGCGTGTACACGGCCATCACGAATAAGATATTGTACAGTGTTAGTACACATAAAATCTGATCGGCCGTTTTTAAGATGATCACCCCACATTGTAGGACGAGTGTAAATCATAGTAGCACGACGAGAATCTGGACGATCTTCAAGTTCAGTTACAACATTATAAAACTGATTATTGTTTTCTTCTGAATAAACACACCAACCGTAATTGGAATTGATCATACCATCTTTATCGGCTACTTGTTTCCAAATTGCTGGAGTGCCGCCGGGAATATCGTTCACATTTAAAGACTGTGACTTATACCACATCAATTCTCGTGCAACATAATTTTCATTAACTTCACCAAATATTAAAGGTGAATTAGCCAAGAAATTAGCATTCATAATTTCGATAGTCTTTACACCTGACTTGTCGATTACAAATTTGTTTTCTTTATAAAGTAGCGCAAATACTTGACGAATGTCGTAACATGTTGGTGTAGATAGTCTGTTCATTTTGTAAAATCGGAAGGAATTAATTCAAAAGTGTTTTTAGGATTATCAGGATTAAGACGACGATTGAAGATGTCTTTATCTGGAGTTTGACCATCGATTTGACCACGCATATATGCAACAAGGAATGATGCATAATTGATCATATCAATAGCTGAATCTTCTACCGATTCAAAATTAACTTTGCCGCCAGCTTCCATAGTTTCCAATACAGAATACATACGAAGCATCTTGCCGTTAATAGTATCAAGGATAGTGTAAACACCACGAGGATAGTGATCTGCTTGGCGTACTCGACTTAGAGGATTCTGATAGTCTTGGCCTTTGCGTTCTTGAAGTTCAGCTGCTTCAATTAGGATGTTTGCTGATTTGCGAGTGAATTGTGTCATTTATAACCTCTATAATATGGTGATTTATTGCCAGCGATGCGAGCAGAATTTGAGTGTTTACGTAAATAATCTGAAAAATCTTTGTCTTCTTTGTCGTAAATCAATTCATAATCATAAAATGCTGCCATCAGTCTACCATCATTTGTATCATATTGAAAATGATTACGTGTAGTAGCACAATACATTCTAATTCTGTTATTACCATGATCTGGAGTATGTCCCCATATAAGTTCATCAGCCTTAAGACATTTAGGAAGTTGATTTTCAAACACATGACCTTTAGCAGACATGATTGGAACTGAAAATACAAATTCAACAGCTTCTGGTATATCTTTACACAACTTACGCAAATATGCATTTAAGTAATAAGGCACTTGTCCTTTTACTTCTACAATAGCTTTATCTTCAGTAACGCCGTCGCCTGTTCTATCAAACCAATCAGAATTGCGAGTTCCACCAAAGACTGAAAAGTAATATTCTTCCCATGCATTTCCAGTCTTTTTCTTGTTATCGTTTTGTTGTTGTGCAGTATATATCACAGCATGAATCCTTTCAGAATATTTTGAGCTTCAGTGCAATCTTCAACGTCATCACTAAATTCAAGTTCTTTAAGATTGAGTTCTGTCTTTCTCATTGCCAAAAGTTCTAGTGCATAGTCAACATCGTCTTTATCAGCTTGGTCAAACCAATCTTCAAAAACTTCTTCACTAACATTTAACAGAAATTCTAAATTTTTGCTATCATGTTGATTCATAAAATATATCTCCTTATAGTAATATTATACCATAAAGACGATTTATTGTACACCGTTATTTACGCATTTCTATAGGCAAATTCTATAGCTCTAGAAGCTTCTACGTTTAACGATCTTTTAGCATATAGGTTTGAAGTTTCACGATCTAGAGCACGTACAAGATCTACTATTTCATATTCTGTAATTGGATACTTGCGCTTTACTGCATTACACGCAATTGAAGTCATAATTTTATATATCATTGAATAACGACCAGAGCCATCACTCCACGCAATCTTCTTATATTCACTAATCAGTTTCTTATTGACGAATGGGCAATCGCGATATGAATCCCATACTACATTTTGTTTTGTTTTTTCAGATTCTTGTTGGCGCTGTTCAATGATCTTCTTTTGAGTCTCAGGTGGAAGCCTATCAATAAAACTAGTAGAATGCTGAGTGTTATCATACGGGTGTTTTAATAGAAGAGCATCAACATCGAGCTCATTACCCCGATGAGTGAAAATAAAATTATGAGCATTAGGATATATCGCAGGTACGTAATACATTCGAGATAAGTCTTTAGTCTGGGTATCTCCCACCATGCCAAATTCTGTATTGAGTGCAAACCAGAAGTGTCGTATTTCTCCACTCCCAACAGAGCGCGTAAGTGGAAATACGAGTCTGAACTTTGGCGCAGACCGTGTACTGCTAGCAGTAGAATAACAAACGAAATAATTAGAAGGATAAAGTCTACCCAATTCACTTTCAAGATCTCCAGTAAATGTAACATTATCGACATCAAGAGCAGCCCACTTCGCCCATTCAATTACATTAGCATTTGCACGAGTTGTATCAGGTTCATATATTGCTGGAGAAATTAAAGGCGAAGCCTTATAAGTAAACTCGCCTTTTTTAGCTTTATATCCCTTTAATGTTGAAAGATGATATAGAGACTTTTCAAATTTTTCAAACGTGTCAAAATCAATACGTGTATCAGTCTTATTGTCAAAGATAGACTTAAAGACAGTTAGCGATACCATCAAAATACCTTTGCTAGCAATCCTACATTATCAACGTGAGTTGGAGCAACCCAACCAGTTGGCTTAATCAATTTATTCATGGTATTCATCTTTTCGTTTATGTCTATCTATATGTTGTTTATAATTACCTGCATCTAAATTATCTTTATTGCAAATATGGCATGTTTTTTTAGGTCTAGCTAGCGCTCTAATCTTTTGTTTTTCTAAAGATTCTGCAGAATGTGTTCTGCCTATAGCACGCAATCTTATCTTTTCTTTAGTTTCTTGACTCATTTCATTCTCAGCATAATATTCTTTTAACGATGATCTTATTAGATGTTTACTATCTTCAGATAATGTTGAACCTAATCGTTTTTGCTTACCTTTAGCTGAAGCACTTATTTTTTCATTATGTTCAGATGTTCTATTTTTAGCATAATTACTTAATTTCATACTTTTTGATAATTTAGAATCATCAGATAAATGTTTACTAGGATTATCTAGTGACATAAATGACCCATGTATAATTCTAATTTCTTCATAAGTTCTAGAATTTTTAACATGCTTATGCTGTTTAAAATACAATAAAGGAGCAAAAAGTTTATAATTATTTCTATCATTTTTCCAAAGTAACACGTGTGCTATGAAATGTTCACGGGCCGTAAGCAAAACTAAATTAGAATCTTCGTCAGTTCCACCTTGGCATTTAGGTGTAATATGATGTAATTCATAATATGATTCTTTTTTATTCCTAATTTTGCTTTGTGCGCTACTTATTATTTGATAATATACTTTTAAATAATTCATGATGTCAATTCCTGCTAGTTGGTATATAGTTATTTATACTCCAACTAGCAGGTTTAACTAGATATTTGTCATTTATTTTTAGTATGTTCACCGGTTGGCATAATTTTTTCAAGTAACCCTGTGTTATCCCAATGATATGGAGCTATCCAGTCTGGGTTTTTAATCAAATCCGGAAGCGAAAGTGGATTAGGCCGCGAAGGCTTAATACCAACTTCTTTTGCCATGTTTGCTTCTAACACTCTATCCCATGCTTCAAGAGAATTAACTTCATACGCATCAAGAGTTCCAATAGCAACCACACAAAGATCAATCAATGCATCAACCACATCATCTGCATTCTTTGCATTCTTCATTTCATCAAGTTCTTCTTGTAAGAAATTGATACGAAATTCTAAAAACTTTTGTAGTTTTTCTTTATCGAAACTTCTAACTACTGGACATACACCATATTTACTGTGCATGCGTTCTATATCCCAAACCCAATTACGACTCATAGTATATCTCCAAAATTATATTATACCACAGTTACTATTAAAAAGAAACTAGAATTTGAACCCATCGCCTGCTTGTTTCATTCTTTGTCCAAAAGCACCTTTGTCAAAAACTGGACTATCATCTTGACCAGAATCTGCAATATTTTTCTGAGCAGAATCTTCTACATCATATAGTTTCATTCTAGCACGATCAACTCCTACAACAAACCTTTTATAATAAGAGATATCATTATACCGATTCTTAAGTTGTTTAACCATAATCTGATTAAGGTTTTCTAATTCTTCAGTAGAAATCAAAGCAAACATTAAATCCACTGTAGCAGGTAAACCAAATGATTCAGAAGTATCTGTGATATCTACATCTGTATTATCATACCCACCACGAGTTGTTTGTGTTGCAGAAAGAATTGGCACGTTATATTCTACACCAAGACCTCGAAGTTCTTCTGCAATAGACTTAATGTATGTATAAGAATTGACACCAGACCCATGCTTAATGCGCGATGAAGCACAAATATTTAAATAGTCAATAATAACTATATCGGGTTTAAAATCGCGTTTAAGTTTAAGTTCTTCGAGCAGCGCTCTAAAGTGACCAGCATGAGCAGAGGCTGTAGGGTATTCTTTAATAATTAGTTTGCCATTAGTTTTCTTAATCAGTTTACCAATGCGAGTTTCATAGATATCTTTATCGACTTTGGATAATTCATCCATTGTCATATTAAGAAGATTAGCATCAATACGTTCTGCAATACGTTCTTCTGCCATTTCCATCGTGATATACAATACGTTTTTAGCTTGAGATAAAACTGATGCAGCAACGTGGCACATGAATAACGACTTACCTACGCCAGTGCCAGCAAGAATTACGTTAAGAGTTTTCCTAGATAAACCACCCTTTGTAATCTTATTAAATAGATCTAAATCAAACGAAAGCTTTTCTTCTTTACGATTATAAAATTCATAGCGTTCAGCAAAATCTTCAAGATAATCATGGCCTACTGATTTGTCAAAGGACACTGAAAGTGCATCTGACAATAGCGATGGAATAGCATCTTCAGTAAGAGTGTCGTTCTTTCCTTCAATTATTTCAAATGAGTTTATAATAGCGTTATAGACTGCTTGCTTCTTACAAAAAACTTCAGTGTTTTTATATAGCCATTCTTGATTTTCTGTTATAAAATCGAGATCATTGATATATTTTTCAATGCTTTCAATTTGATCTTTGTGAAGTTTACGCTTTCCAATTTGAATTGCAAGAATTTCTAAAGATGCAGGTTTATTATATTCTGTAAAAAAAGTTAGAAGTTCTTGTGCTACAATTCTTTCAAAGTTATCACTGAAATATTCAGTCTTAAGAAATGGAACTACTTTTCTGCAATAATCTTCACTGTGAATCAAGTTTGATAGTATCGTCTTTTCGAGTCTTGTCGTCATTAATATATCCTAGATGATTGTGTTCGAGCCCATAATAAAGCAATTCTACTAAGAAGTCACCGAGTTCTTTTTCAAAAGCTTTTACATCATAGTCATTTTTGTCATACGGTACACTATGGACATCGTACTCATATCCCATACGCAATTTATCATTAACAGCATCTTCATCAAAAGATACGTTTTTATAAGCAAAAATAATTCCTGCAAATGGTCCTTCAGTTAACGTTAGTGCGTGAAGCTCACCTTGCTCTGTCGTTTTACCTAATACTTTATGCGGTCTTATCATTTTTATATTTAGCCATATCGGTAATAATTTCATCATCGCGGATAATATCACCATGCGCAAGAGCATACTTGTTTTGCACAAACTCATTAAAAGATTTTGAAGTAACGATTGACATCCAGAAATCTTTAGTATCAGTATCTTTGATACGATATTTCTTTTCTTCAATTTCTCCAGTATCTTTATCTACTTTCGAATACCAACCATTGCTGGGTTTGATGATGTGCCCAGATTCGATAGCGATATCCAATAAGCCAGACCACTTGCTAATACCACCATCAAAAGATACAGAAATAGGTATTTTAGATTTTTCTTTAACATATCGTGATTTTTCCACATTAATTATATAGTTATAGCCAATAATTTCGGTTCCTTCTTTTTCTTGTTGTCGACCAAGGATGAATATATTATCAGCAGAATAATACGAACCTGTTCCACCACCAACAATTGCTTTGGGGAACATACCAATTTCCATGTAGGTGTGATTAACAACTACTAGAGGAATGTCTTTTAAATTCAAGTGAGGTGTTACCATACGAAACAAACTCTTCATCTGTTTAGCACGAGTCATATCACCAACAGACTTACCATCGAGAGCATCTTCAACTTCTTTCTTAGAAGCTAGATTGCCGATTGAATCAATGACGATAATTAGATGATCACCACGTTCGATGCCAGCTAGTTGTTGCATGATGTCAAACTTTAATTGTTCCACATCGGTAAGAGGGGTATGAATAACTCGACTTGTGTCAATACCGAAACTATCGAAATAAGACTGAGGAGTACCAAACTCAGAATCATAAAACAATAAAGCAGCATCTTCATATTTGTCCATGTAAGATTTAGCCATCAATAAACTGAAGGCAGTTTTAAAGTGTTTACTTGGCCCAGCCCACATTGTGAGGCCTGGAGTTAAGCCACCATCAAGCCTGCCGCTAAGTGCAACATTGATGACTGGGATTGATGTTGAAATCATATCCTTCTTAGTAAAGAATTTTGATTCAGATAGAATAGCAGAGTCTTTAATCGTGCTATTCTTTTTGATTTTATCTAGTATGCTCATGTATATTCCTTATGTAAATAGTATCACTATATAACAATTCATATTAAAAATACAATTTAAAATTTCATTTATGCGGTACGTCAAAGACAAAAGTAATGCGTGTAGAATCACCTACATTTTGAGCAGCGTGTTCTAATTTATTATTAAACCAGAAAAGTGTTCCAGGATTTACTATAATAGATTCGTCTCCAACGGTGTACTCGTATGTACCTTGAATTGAAAGATGATATCGATCTTTTGTTTGATAGTATGTTCCAATGTCAATATGTTTTCCTACGCCTTTTCCTACAGGAAGAGATAAGAATCCACAACGATTATATTTTTTGAAATGACGCTTTAAAAAATTGATGATGTGTGTATGTTTTTTGTATGCCGGTGTAGGGATACATATTTCAGTATCTCCTACGTATTCATCTATGCTTTTCACTCCGCCTATAACTAATTGAAGAACACCTACATCTATTTGCGGAAAGCCATGTACATCAACGCAACTTTTAGCGCTCTCTATTTTAGATTCGGAGTTCCAGTCTTCTGGATATTTTTTAAGTTGATCAAGAATCTTTGATACGTTGATTCCAGTTTTAACGATACGTATATTATGCACCAAAGAAATCCTCCAAAGATGATTGCTCTTCAGCTCGCCAGCCAATAGAGTCTAGAATAATTTTAGCGGGATCAAGAAAAGATTTTTCAAATTGCATTTCATTGTCAATATATCTATGTAACCCAAATTCTGGTGGAAGAATTTCTAGGAATGCAATCACATTTTCACGAATAGGATTTTGCGGATTTAAGTACATATACTTAATCTTATCACCTTCTTTAATCATTTCATATTTGTTTTCCAAGCCATTCTTTTTAAGCAAGTGATTATACATCAATGCAGCTCTTGAATTAATAGGAGTACCCTTCTTGTAAATCATCTTAGAATCAGAGTGTTGCTTCAAAGAAGATACACCACGTGGAAAAGCTTTTTCATGAGCAGGCAAACTATCAAACCTGTTTCTAAAGCCAAGTATGAATTTTTGAGTTTCTAATTCAGTACCATTGATAAGAATCTTGAATAATTGTTCCATAGCTTCTCTACATACAGCAGGAGTAGATGACTTAACCGCTTCAATACCCATGATCTTTAACTTGGGTTCAGAGTAACGAACTCCTTCATTATCACAAACATTTAGAATGTAACGTTTCTTTGCTGTCCAAATTCCACGATTAGCAATGCTTTCTCGCTTCATGTTAATCCGAAGCTTATGCACATTTAAGTTATTGCCAAGAGTTTCAAATGCTTTATCGAAAACACTTGTTTCCATTTCACTACAAGCTTTAGAAAGAAAATCTACTTTACGTTCAAATGTAGCATTAGGAATAACAGCATCAATCAAACCAGATAAGTTTGCGTAAATTGAATCAGTATCAATTGCAATTACATAATCTTTATCTGTTTTAAGAGCTTTGTTTAGGTAACTATTGATATGCTTTTCACCCCATTTAATAATAGTTTGACCAGTTATAGTAATACCTTCAGCGATTTCCATCTTAAAGTATCTGAAATACTTATTGCCAAGTGCGCCATAAAGAGAATTTAGAAGAATCTTAATAGCCAATTGCTGATTTTCAAAGTGAGCAATATCTCGTTCAATTCGATATACTTCTGCTTTATTACTTTTGTCACAAGTTTCGAGTTCTTGTTTAGATGAAAGCATTTTCTTTTTGATGACAGTGCGTTCATCGTATAAGCCCTCAATAATTCGAGGCATGAATCCTTGCTTTTCATTCGAGAAATATTGGCCTGTTGCAGCCATAGACATATTATTGTTCTTTGCTGTTTCTGCAACGTAACCATTTAAGATATTTTCAATAGTAATATCTTGTTCTACTTTACGAACGATTGTTTCAGGACTCATGTTCCATTGAACAATGATATTTGGATAAAGTGAATTTACGTCAAAGCTACATACCCAATCATGAATTCCACATTGAGGTTCTTTAACATATCCACCTTCATAATCTGATTTAAAGCTTTCTTTTACTGGAGGAACAATGATATTTCTAGACATAAGATCTCTATGAATTAGAGAATCCCATATGCCAACAGTACCCATTGTATCAGAATAATTGACGCCAGCTTTATACGCCATAGTCATAGTCAATGTAAGCATAGCAATCTTATCGTCTATGCGATCAACTAGATCTACGTCTTTAATATTATAATCGATAAATTTCTGATGGTCGTTCTTGTATAATGAAAACAGTGTTCCGTCATACGCAAGTTTACGTTCACCTAATACAACATATGCTATGTGATCGAGCCGATAAGATTCTTGTGGACCAAAGGAGTAACCAAACTTTTGGAAAATATCCATGTAATCAAGTTGTGAAATGCCACTGATCTCATATAATTGCACCAGACCTTTTCGCATTGTCACCATGCGTTCTTCAACCATGCCCCAAGGAGAAAGCTTCTTAACTTCCTCATCTCCAAACAAACGGCGTATTCTATTTACAAGATACGGAATATCAAACTTACGAATATTCCAACCTGTAACTACATCGGGAGTAGTATGTTCTTCAAACCAGAATTGAATGAATTGTTTGAGCAGCTGTTCTTCAGAAGCGCATTTCATATATCTAACTTGATAAGTTTTCATAATAGACTTATCAACGTCATAGTCTCCTAGAGCCCAAACAAAATAAGTATCGAGGATACTATCTTTAATAGCAATAGCAGTTACTGTATGCTTTGCTTCGTCTGGTTCTGGAAAACCTTGATCAGAAGCAACTTCAATATCGATGTTATGAATACGGATTTTGCTTTTATCGAATTTAATTTCACCTGGAAATTCTTGAGCAATGTATTGAGCAATATAGTTAGTATTACCATACACTTTAAAGTTTTCCATATCTTTATATTTGTCGATAAACTCCTTTGCTTCACGCATAGAATCAAATTTCTTTTCATCTACGTTGGTGCCATCTAGTGAATTGAACTTAGAGTTGCCTTTGCCCCTCACATATAATGTAGGTTTAAATGGAATCTTTCTTTTGACACGACGACCATCATCATATCCACGATATAAAAGATTATTGCCATAACGACTAATGTTTGTATAGAATCGCATTTATTTCACAGTATTCACAATAGAAAAAGAAACAGGGTATAGTTTATTATACCCTGTTTACGATTTAAAGTACAATCTTATTTTAAATCTGATGCCGATGCTAACATAATTCCAGAACCAAATATACG